GTCCAGACCCGGTATCGAAGGAAGAACTGGTCGAGCGTGATGCTGTTCAACTGCGACCACCCGGGCAACCGCCGGCTGAGCCTGTGGGACGTGAACCACCGCCCGGGCCGCGACCTCCATGCCCTGTACTGGCTGCACGACACCGAGATCGGCGCGCTGCCGCCGGCGTGGAACTGGCTGGTCGGCGAGCAGGTCAAGCCCGACGGCGTGAAGCTCGCCCACTACACCAACGGGGGGCCGTGGTTTCCGAACTGGGTGCCGCGGTTCCATGACGAGCTCTGGCTGGAGGAATCGCGCCGTGGCGATTGAGGCATTCCGCGTCGAAGGGTTGCAGGGCGTGCTTGCCACGCTGAAGCAGCTCCCGCCCGAGCTCGTCAGCAAGAACGGCGGGCCGGTACGCGCTGCACTGCGCAAGGCCGCGGTGCTGATCCAGCAACAGGCGCAGGCGAATGTGCAGGCGATCATGGATACGCCCAACGCCGGCGGCGTGCCGGCCGATGCCAGCGGACTGTTGCTGAAGAACATCGTCGCGCAGCGCATCAAGCCCCCGCGCGGGCAGAAGGGCGAGCGCTTCATGGTGCGGGTGCGCAAGAAGAGCTACCCCGGCAATGCCGACTGGAAGAAGCGCACCACCGCACAGATCGGTGCACTGCTCGAGCAGGGCACCGAAAAGCGTTCCCCGATGCCCTGGATGCGCCCAGCCTTCGAGGCCCGGCGCCAGGAAGCGGTGGCGGTGTTCGAGCGCGAGCTCCCCGCGGCCATCGATCGCATCGTGAAGAAGCTCGCCAAGCAGAACGGGGTGGCCTGATGTTTCCACCGGTCTACACCCTGCTCGCCGGCAGCAGCCTGGTGGCGGGCTACGTCGATTCGCGCATCTACCCGCACGGCCGCGCCCCGCAGAAGGTGGCGGCCCCGTACATCACGTGGGACGTCATGGGCGGCGCGCCGGAGAACACGCTCGGCGAACTGCCGCTGACCGACTCCTACGTGGTGCGCGTGCGCCTGTGGTCGGATCACGGCGATGCCGTCGATGTGTTCGCGATCGGGGAATCGATCCGTGACTGCCTCGAAGCCGAGGCCTACATGGAATCCGTCCCGATGACCGGGCGCGACGAAGAGACGCTGCGCCACTGGCTCGAACTGCAATTCCGTTTCTGGGTGGATCGCCCGCAAGCCTCCGCCTGAACCCCAACCGCGCGCGTGCGCGTTTTCACCCCAAGGAGATGACCGATGACCGCAGGAATCATTCGCACCAAGGGCACGCGCCTGTACTTCGCGACGCCCACCGACGCCTCCTCGCAGGATGCCGACGGCATCACGATCAAGTACGTGCTGTGCGCCACGGGCGTTCAGGGGCTGGGGGGCGCGGCCGACCAGGTCGACACCACCTGCCTCGATTCGCAGGAGCGCGAGTACGTGCAGGGCATGGCCAACCCCGGGCAGGTGACAGTGCCGTTCAACATGATCCCCAGCGCGGGCTCGCACCAGGCGCTGATGGCGCTGCAGGCGAGCGGCGACGTGATCAGCTGGATGATTGCGTTCTCGGACGCGATCAACAACAGCACGCCGCCGGTGGCTGTCGATTCCAGCCAGCGGCTGGTCTCGGCCGGCCCGACCACGGCCGAATTCCTCGGCTACGTGTCGGACGTGACCATCGATGTGCAGACCAACGAGATCGTGCGCGGCTCGCTGGTGGTCCAGCGCTCGGGCGCCATCAACTGGGATTGGCCGGCCGTCACCCAGTAACGCACTGAACGGCGAACCCTGAACGGCGACAAGATTCCGGCCCCGTTGGCTCTGTGCTGTTTCGCCGTGGCGCATCCAGCGGGTGTCCGGATCCAAGGAGTGGACGATGGGATATTTCGCGGACCTGATCGATGGCGGGCTGATCGAGCGCGCCCTCGAGGTGAAGGGCAAATCGAAGGCGACGTACTGGCGCCAGCTCACCGCCGGGCAGCGCGTCGAGCTGCTGCGCGGGCAGGTGGTCAACAGCGCCGGTGTGATGGAGATGGAGCTCTCCGCCAATGCCGAGCGCAACCAGCGCCTGGTGCAGATGACGCTGTGCGATGAAACCGGCGCGCTGGTCTACAAGGCACTGAAGGACTTGCAGGCCGAACCGGCATGGCTGGTCGATGCCCTCGTGAAGCTGGCCAACGAGGTGAACAAGGACGAGGGAAACGGCTAGACCTCGCGGACCCGTGGCAGCGTTACCTGGTGCGCCTGTCGCTCCAGATGCGCTGCCCGATCCACGAGGTGCTGTCCTGGCCGCTGTGGGTGGTGCATACCTACGCGGAGTTCCTTGCCTGCGAGCCCACCGTCGAGGACCGCATCGAGGTGATGCTCGGCCAGCTCTCGGCGCAGTACGGCGCGGTGCATCGGGCGCAAGGTGCTCCCGTTCCCCGTATCAATGACTTCCTGCTCTACCGCGACGCATGGGCCGGCGCTGAGCAGGGCGAGTCCGATTACTCCGACATCGACCGCGAAATCATGAGGCAGCTACAGCGATGAAAATCAGCGTCATCCTCGAAGCCCTGACCGGCGGCTTCGAGACCGACATGGAGCGCGCCCGGAAGGCCAGCGAAAAGGCCTTCGCGCAGATGAAGAAGGACGCGCAGGCCTCGAACGTCGCCATCGGCAGGGTGCTCACCGGCGGGCTGGTGCTGGGTGCGGCCGGCGCGGTGGGACTGGGTGTGGCGGTGAAGTCCGCCGTCAACGAGATGGACAAACTCTCGAAGACCGCGCAGAAGGTCGGCGTGACCACGGAAGCGCTCAGCGCGCTCCAGTACGCTGCCGAACTGGCTGATGTTGATATTGGCCAGCTGCAGGGCGGCATGACGCGCCTGGTGAAGGCGCAGGCGGAGGTGGCCGCGGGCACCGAGAAGCAGACCGAGTTGTTCAAGTCGCTCGGCGTGGAAGTGCTGAACGCCGACGGGTCGCTGCGCAACGCCGACGATGTGATGGCGGACCTGGCCGACCAGTTCGCCAACATGGAAGACGGCGCCACCAAGACCGCGCTGGCCGTGCAGATCTTCGGGCGCGCAGGCGCTGACCTGATCCCGCTGCTCAACGGTGGCGCGCAGGGCTTTCGCAACGCAGCCAACGAGGCCAAGGCCTTCGGCTTGATCGTCTCCACGGAAGCGGGACAGGCCGCCGAGCAGTTCAACGATAACATCACCCGCATGGGCAAGGCCATGCAGGGCGCCGGCATCCAGCTCGCTACCGATCTGCTGCCGGTGATGAACGAGTTGTCGGATCGCGTGGTCGGCATGGCCAAGGATCCTGCGTTCCAGAACGAGCTCGCCGACGCTGTCCGGACCATCGGAGAGGTGGCCATCGATGCCGCGCAGGGCATCGTGACAATGACCAACGTGCTGAAGTTCCTGTATGACGAAGCGCGGCAGCTGGTCGGCGTGGTCGATGCCGATGACCTGGTTCGCCAGTACGAAGAGCTCGCAAGCAAGCGCGAACAGTTGAGACGCCAGGAAGCGGGACACATCGCCGGCGACGAAGCGCCGATGACGATTCGTCTTCGCGCCGAAGTCAAGGCGATCGAGGAAAACATCGCCGCGCAGGAAAAGCTCCTCAACACCCGCGCGCGCATCGATACCGAGCTGCAGCCGATCGATATGTCCGGTATCCCGGCGCGCAAGCGGGCCCCGGCCAGCGGCGAGGTGTTCGCGGGCGGTGGCGGTGGTGCGGCACAGAAGGGCACCGGCTACCGCGACGCGATGATGGCGCAGGCGGATGAAGCCATGCGCGAGCTCGAAGACGCCTACCGCGAGCAGCAGATGCTGTTCGAGGACGTCCAGCGCATCAAGTTCCGGCTGATGGACGAAGAGGCGCAAGCCGTCCAGATGCTGCAGGCCGAGTACACCACCCTGCAGAACGCCATCGCCGCCGGCGCCATCACCGCCGAGGAAGGCGCCAGCGTGGCCGCCGACCTCGCCAGGCAGTGGGCCGAGGAGCAGCAGGCCTATCACCAGCAGGCGCTCGACTGGCTCTCGGCCGGCCTGCTCACCGAAGAGGAAGAAATCCAGCGCAGCTACGAACGCCGCCGCGAGGCCATCCTCGAAGAAATGGCGCTGACCGAGCAGGAGAAAACCGATCTCCTCGTGCGCGCCGAGCAGCAGCGCAAGGACCAGCTCGAGATTCTGGAGCAGGAGCGCCAGATGATGGTCGTCTCCAGCGCGGCGAGCATCGCCGACAGCCTGGCCTCGATCACCAAGGACTCGCTCGGCGAGCAGTCCAAGGCCTACCGGGTGATGTTCGCCATCAGCAAGGGCTTCGCGGTCGCCGAGGCGGCGGTGGCAATGGCGCAGAACATCGCCAACGCCTCAAAGATCGGCTTCCCGCAGAACCTCCCGATGATCGCCGGCGCGGTGGCCCAGGGCGCGCAGATCGCCGCCATCCTGTCCGGCGCGAACTACTCCGGCGCCTACGATCGCGGCGGCTCCATCCCGGCCGGATCCTATGGGCTGGTGGGCGAGCGCGGCCCCGAGTTGGTCGCCGGGCCGGCGAGCGTCACGGGGAGGCTGCAGACGGCGTCGATGATGCAGCGGGCGGGCGGGAGTGAGACCAAGGTGCGCATTATCTCCATCACCGACTCGCAGAACGTCGCCGACTACCTAAGCTCGGACCCGGGCGAACAGAACCTCATCGCATTCGCCAACAAGAACCGGGGCTTCTTCAAGCAGCTGGTGTCCTGATGCTGTGGCCTTTCTGCCCGCGACCGGAGTTCACCGAGGCGCTGTCCTGGTACACCAACACCCTGCAGACCTACAGCGCCGAGCAGCGCATCCGCCTCAGTGATGCCCCGCGCCAGTCCTTCGGCTACAGCCACACCCTGACCCATCGCCAGTACGAGCGCGCGCAGTTGCTGATGCAGAACGGCGGGGCGGCCAGTTGGGATCTGCCGGTGTGGGCCGAACGCCAGCGCGTAAGCGTTTCGGCGGGCGCCAGTTCCATCGCCGTCGACACCACCGCCAGTGATTACCGCGCCGGCGGCAAGGCTGTGCTGTGGGCCTCCGATGAATCCTATGAGCTGGTCACCATCGCCACGGTATCCGCCGCCAGCCTGACGCTGTCCGGTGTTACCGGCAGCGCCTATACCAACGCGCTCATCTGTCCCGTGCGCACCGCGTATTGCCTCGGCGGGCTCGATGCCGAGCGCCGCCCCGGCACCATCGTCGAAGCGCAGACCGAGTGGAGCGTCTACGACGCGATCGACCTGTCCGATGCGGCGCTCTACGGCAGCTACCGCTCGCACCCGCTCGTGACCGACTGCCCGCGCCTCGGCTCGGGATCCGTCGGCGAATCCGTCATCGCGCCCACGATGGTGGTTGACAGCGGCCTCGGGGTGCCGCGTATCAGCGCTGCGCGCAGCCGTGTCGATCGAGTGATCGGGATGGGCTGGATGCCGCAGACCCTCGCGCAGCTGTGGGCGCTGCGTACCTGGATGCACTCGGTATACGGCATGCAGAAGGGGTTCTGGCTGCCCACCTATACCCGCGGCATCACGCTGGCGAGCGCGATCGCGCCCTCCGACACCACGCTCACCATCCGCGCCATCGGCCTGAACGGCGTGGCCGAGACCGGCGACCTCATGATTCAAACGCTCGCGGGCGTGAAGCACTGCTTCCGGTATACCAGCGTGGCGGCGGCCGGGGCCAACGAAGTGCTTACCCTGTCCGCCACCGCCGGCGTGACCCTGGCGCGCGAAGCCGTCGATCTGATCTGCCCGTTGCGCTTCGTGCGCCTGGCGCAGGACCGTGTTGAGTTCGCCCACCGGCACCTGGGCGCCAACCGCCAGATCACCACCGTCCAGGTGCGGGCCGAAGAGGTGCCCATCCCATGACCTACGCCACCGACGAAGAAAGCGTCCAGTCCGGCGCGCCGGTCGAGCTCTACACCTTCACGCGCAACAGCGTGGGCATCGGCTGGTACACCAGTGCGGAGGCCGAGGTGATGGTCGGCAGCGAGCTTTATGCGACCTGGCCGGGCGGAATCACCCGCAGCGCGCTCGATATCGGCGGCGACGAAGGGCGGCGCAATCTCGACCTGACGGTCGCGCGCGATTTTCCCGTCGCCGAGCTGATCCACTTGAGGCCGCGCACCGGCGTGATCGGCGTCACCGTCCAGCGTTACCACCGCAGTGACGCCACCGACATCGCCACCATCTGGGCCGGGCGAGTCCTCACCGCCAAGCGTGACCGCAACGGCGGGCGCATCCTGGTGTGTGAGCCGCGATCGGTCACGTACAACCGCAACGGGCTCACGCGCAAGTGCGGGCGCAACTGCCAGCACACACTCTACGGCCCGCGCTGCCGCCTATCGCAAAGCGACTGGGGCTACGCCACCACCATCGCCAGCATCAGCGGCACCACGCTCGTGGTCGCCGCGGTCGAGGGCGGCATGCCCTACGCCGGCGGCATCGTCGAGCGCACCGACGAAAACGGCATCACCGACGTGGCCTACATCGTCGAGGCCAGCGGCACCACGCTCACGCTCGATCTCGCGCTCTACGGCGCGGCGGTGAGTGACAGCGTCCTCATCTACCCCGGCTGCGACTGGACCATGAACACCTGCCATACCGTATTCAACAACGCGGCCAACTACGGCGGGCGGCTCACGATCCCCACGAAAAACCCCGTCACGGATTCGGCGTTCGCCTGATGGAAACCCTGCTGTATCTCGCGGTCGTCCTGGTCGCCTCGGTCGTTGCCTATTCGGTAATGGGCAAGGTGCCCAAGCAAAAGCCCCCGACGCTGGATGAGTTCAGCCTGCCCACTGCCGAGGAAGGCCGCAGCATCCCGTGGATCTTCGGGACCATGAAGATCATGGACCCCAATATCATCTGGTACGGCGACCTCGAGGTCCGGACGAGGACCAAGGACAAGGTAAAAACGCGCGTATACCGCATGGGCATCCAACTGGAGTGCTGTATCTCGCCGGTCGACGCCCTGGTCGCGCTGGACTACGGCGGCAAGCGCTGCTGGTCGGTCGAGGTGACCGAGAGCCAGCAGATCGACATCAACCTGCCAGATCTGTTTGGCGGTCGCGACGCGGAAGGCGGCATCGACGGGCTGTTCGATATCTGCATGGGCGAGCCCACGCAGGCCGTAAACGACTACCTGCAGTCGCAGCTCGGCACCCCGCTGTCGGCATATCGCGACTCGCTCACCATCGTTGGCCGCAAGCCAAGCCTCGCCGCGAACACCACGTACATCAAGCCGTTGCAACCGACCGTGCGCTGCATCCGCGAAGGATGGGCCGACGGGGCGTGCTGGTATCCTGAGACAGCGATCATCCCGGAGGATCCGACCGGCGAGAGCTATGACACATACGCGGCGGGCGGCGACGGCGGGACGGCGCTCGATTACTGGTGGTCGCTGAGCCAGGATCTAAGCGCGGCCAATGCGCCGAACAAGGGCGTGGCCAGTGGCGGCGAGTTGGTGCTGAAGAACTACAGCTCGGAAAACGTTACATTCAATGCTTCTCCGGTCACGCTAAACACCGCCAACGGTGGCTCGTTCTATCGATATGGGACCGTCGGCGTCGGTTGGATGAACGTGCCCGATATCGACATCCTTCCTCGCGATGAAGATCACCCGAAGCGTCATTTCACCGTCGGGATGTGGTTCGACCTGAACAACTCTACAGAGCAGATCCTGTTCAAGAGCAACATTGGAGGAAACCAGGGGTCGTGGCGTGGCATCGATATCTACGCCGAGGAAACTAGCACCAGGATAAGCGTGGTGCTGGGAGACCACGCTGGCGCATTTTATCGCCTGAACTCTCCCGAGAACAGCATCACGCCGACCGGCCCACACTTCGTGGTTCTGTATTGCATGCCGAGCGTCACGCTGGCGGGCACAGTAGCATCGCTTAAGCTCTACATCGATGGCGAGCTGCAAACGCTCACGTACTACACCGGGAGCGCTACGACCGTGGCGTGGCCGATCTCGGCATCGAACCCTTCTGGATGGACAGGCATTGCCCTCGATTACTCCAATGGGGACACCTATGGTTACTACCCTGGCGGTTATCGAGACGAGCCGTTTTTCCATTGGGGCGAGCTGAGCGCCGAGACCGTCGCCGAGCTGTGGTGCCGGGGGTCGAACTCTTGCCTGCACGGCTGGGACATGAACCCCGCGCACATCGTCTACAAGGCGCTTACCGATACGGACCAGGGCGCGAGCGAGCCCAGCGCGACGCTGGACGACACCAGCTTCCGCTACGCAGCCGCCACGTTTTTTGGCGAGCGGCTGGGTTGCTCGTTCCAGTGGCGAAACGAGGGTTCTATACTGGACTTCCTGGGGGAGGTCTGCCGCCACGCGGGCGCCATGCTCTCGCTCGATCCATTCACCGGCAAAACCCTGCTGATCCCGCTGCGCGATGATTACGTGGTCGACTACCTCGACCACTACACGGAGGACCACTGCCTCGAGGTGGTCGAGTGGCAGGATGCGGTCGACGGCGAAGCGGTGAACGAGGTTACTGTCGTCTATCGCCAGCGCGATGGCAGTGACGGCACGGCCACATGGGTGAACCGGGCCAGCGTGCAGCAGCAGGGCGTCTCGCACGAAACGCTGCAGTTCACCGGAATCACGCGCCGCGACACGGCGCTGCGCATCGCGAAGCGTGAATGCCTGCAGCGCTCCTCTAATCTCAGCAAGGGGAAGCTGAAATTCAACCGCAGCGCCTGGGACAAGTTGCCCGGCGCCGTGTTCCGCTTCTCGCACGGCCCGGAGCAGATCGAGGAGCTGGTGCTGCGCGTGATCGAGATCGATACCGGCGCGCTGACAAATGGCGCCATCACCGTATCGGTGATGCAGGACATTTTCAGCCTGGACGATGTGATCGGTGATATCGGAGAGCAGGATAGCGAGTGGATCGCGCCCGACACAACGCCAGCCGCCGCGACCGCGCAGACCGTCATGGAGGCGCCCTACTGGCAGCTGCTCGGCGATCTGGGCGCAGCCGAAACCGCCGCGCAACCGCCAGGCGCTGGGTACATCGTCCCGCTGATCGGCAAGCCGACGGCGCTGTCGACCGAGTACAACGCTTGGGCGCGGATCAGCCCCAACGCCTACGCCGAAACCCTGACGGGCGCGGCCTTCGCCCCGACCGCCACGTTGACCGCATCGCTCGACCGCTCGACGGATTCCAGCATCGCGCTTACCGCCCCGATCGCCCTCGACCTGGTCGAACCCGGATGGATAGCAGTTATCGGCACCGGCACTGCCGCCGAGCTGTGCTATGTCGGCGTCGTCGACGCCACGCTCGCCGAGATCAGCATCGGCCGCGGGGGGATGGACACCACGCCGCAGCTGCACACGGCCGGCACGCGCGTGTGGTTCCTCGACGCGAGCGCGCTGGACTGGCCGCGCATCCCGGATGAGTTCGCCGACGCCGACGCCGTCGACGTGAAGGCGCAAACCGCCACCGGCGCCGGCCTGCTCGACATCACCGCCGCGACCGCTGCAAGCATCACCCTCGACTCGCGCCAGGTGCGTCCGTACCCGCCCGGGAACATCGAGATCAACGGCGAGGCCCACCCCACCATGCTCGAGGGCGCGCTCACCGTGACCTGGGCGCACCGCGACCGAGTGGCGCAGGGGCTTACCCTGATATCGCAGTACGACGCGACCAATTACGGCCCCGAGGCCGGCACCACCTACAACGTGTTCGCCTACGACGACAGCGACGACACCCTGCTCGACAGCGACACCGCCATCGCCGGCGCCACCTGGAGCCCGACCATTGCGACCAGTTGCGCGCTGCGCATCGAGATCGAGAGCGAGCGCGACGGTTACGTGAGTTGGCAGCGACAGGTGCGAACCTTCGCCTACATCGCCACCGCATCGATCCTGACCGAGGCCAGCGACCACCTGCTGACCGAGGCCGGCGACTACCTCATCACGGAGACCTGAGCCCATGACCGCAAAGAAGATCAGCGAACTCGCCGCCGGCACCGCGCTCGCCGGCACCGAGCTGGTGCCCCTGGTGCAGGGCGGCGTGACCGTGCGCACCACCGCGCAGGACATTGCCGACCTCGCGCCAGCGCCCACCGTCGACGCCTCGGCCGTGACCTACACGCCCGTTGACGCAACCGACTGGGACACCGACACCGACCCCGGCAACGTCGACGACGCGCTCGATCAGCTCGCCGCGCGCCTGACCGACCTCGGGGCGTCCGCCGGCGCGAGCACGACGCAGGCCGACGAATGCATTGCCGGATTCATCGCCTCGCCGAGCGACAAGAACTACAAGATCGTCGTGAAGTCCCCGCACGGCGGGACCATCACCGAGGTGACGACGATCAGCGCAAGCGGCACCTGTACCGCCACCGTGAAGATCAACAGCACCGCGCTCGGAGGCACGGCGAACGCGGTCAGCAGCGCCGAGCAAAGCCAGGCGCACGCGAGCGCCAACGTTTTCGCCGCCGGCGACGACATCGTGCTCACGATCAGCGCGAATGCCTCCTGCGCCGACCTGAGCTTCTCGATCAAGTACACGCGGACGCTTGCATGATTACGTTTTACGAGTTCGCGCAGATCGGCGACTCAGCCCCGGCGTTCCTTGGTGGGCGAGGCATTTTTGCCGGGGGATTCACGACATCGTATGTCAACTTCATTGACTATATCGCTATAGCGTCCGCAGGAAACGGGACGAGCTTCGGGAGCCTGTCAGTCGGCCGCTATGGGGTGGCAGGCGGATCAAACGGGTCGCGCGGAGTATGCGGTGGCGGGTTTGGCGTTGGCGGGCGATCGAACGTTATCGACTACATCACGATTTCGACCGCCGGCAACGCCTCGGACTTCGGAGATCTAACGCAGGCGCGAGCCTATGCGACTTGCACCAGCAACGCTACGCGAGCACTTTGGGCCGGCGGAAATAGCGCGGCGGGGACGCCGGACGTTTTGTCAAACGTCATCGACTACGTGACCATTGCGACCGCCGGCAACGCCTCGGACTTCGGGGACCTTTCAGACGGCGCGGCACAATTCAACGGCGCATGCGCAAGCGATGCGCGCGCTGTTTTTGCGACCAAGCCAAGTTCAACGTCCCTGATGAGCTATGTCACCATTGCCAGCGCCGGGAATTCGAGCTCGTTTGGTAATCTTTCCACGTCGCGCACCGACGTCGCGGGGACCTCTGACGGGAGCCGGGGGCTTTTTGCCGGCGGGACGGGCTACAGCAACGTCATTGATCACATCACGATCTCGACCACCGGCAACGCGACAGATTTCGGCGACCTGACGGTTTCCCGATCTGACGCGGCAGCATGTTCTGACGGGTCTCGAGGGGTGATTGGTGGGGGGTACACAGGGGCGGTCTCGAACGTCATGGATTGTGTGACAATTGCCAGCGCCGGCAACGCGACGGACTTCGGCGACCTGACTCACGCGCGCGCGTATCTGGCCGGATTCTCGGGGGATTAATGACTGACCTGGCAACCATTGCGGAAACCCTGCCGACGATCACGCCCGCATCGCTCGCGCGCATCGAGGCCGGCATGGTCGAGCAGCGGCGGATCGCGCAGATATTCGGACGGTCGAACTCGCAAACATCGGCGAAGCTGATGAGCCTGACCATGCTCGCGGCCGGGCCCTATCGCCACCTGCGACAGTGCGCGGCAGAGATCGAGCGGCGGCAGCAGGCGCTACGGGAGAACGCGCTCCGACTCCGGCGCGCCCAGCTCGAGGCGCAGCAAGCGCGCGAGGAGGCCGACTCGCTCAGCGGCGTCGCGCGCGATCTGCGCCTGTTGGACGCTGAGGAAAAGGAGCAGCAGATCCTTTCCGCGCGGACCTATGTCGAGGGCGCGCTCAAGGACGTCGCCGCCCTGCAAGACGCCTACGCGCAGATCAGGGCCGCGCACGGCATCCGCGATGCCTGGGACGAGGCCGATTTCGAGGCCGGCGAGATCGAACACCACCTGCGCAGCGCCTTCCGCCTGGCCTATCGCGACCTGATGCACACCAGGCGCGTGTCGAGCGCCGCCTGCGAATACGCCGAGCAATTCGGGGTGCACCCCGCCGTGCTACATCGGCGCGCGGCCGAGTACGTCGCGGCCTGCGAGGCGATGCTGAGCGCCGGCCAGGCGCCGAGCGTGGACCACCTGCACGACTGGCTGGACGCCTGCTATCAGGCGCACAAAGACGACGTGAAGCGCGCCGTCGCTCGCCTGGGCCTGACCGACCTGATCACCCGGTGGAGCCTCTACGTCGAGCCCGACGCGGCCGAATAGACCGCCCCGGTGGCACGAGAGTGGCACACGCCCCCGCGCGGGGCATGCCGGGAAACCCCGGAAATTACCGCGCGGGAGCGCCTTTGTCTGTCCACTCCATCATCGGCGCGACGCAAAATCTGTGGGCTCCGTAAGCCGTTGATTCTACTGTAACTCGCTGTCCTGCCTGCACTTCCGACACCCGCGCCTATTCCCACATTCCCCAGCTTTTGCCATCCTGCGCCAACTTTCACCCGCCGACAGTGCCACAATCCGTGCCACGCGGCGGCGTGTGGCACCGGGGGGCGGCATGGGCGATCATCGAGACACGCAAGCGCAAGGACGGCAGCGTGGGCTACACCGCGCGCATCCGCATCAAGCGCGCGGGCGTGATCGTACACGAGGAGGCCAAGACCTTCGACGGGCGCCGCTACAAGCGCGCAATGTCAGCGCGCGGCATGGCCATCTCCCTCCCTCCTCGCCCTTGCGGGCAGCTAGTGCGGCTTTTGCTATTTCCTTCAGATAGTTCGGGTCGTTGGATAGTGTTGTCGCCATCGCCCCGTTTAGCGTTGCCCCAACCGGCAGCGCACGCTTCATCGCGCTGATCGGGTTGGGCGATTTTTTCAAGTGCCACTATGCACTCAGCAAGCTCGGCGCGCAGCCCCTCTATCGTCTCCTGCTGCCCCAGCGCCGTCGCCACCGAATGGCCCTCGGCGCGGCGCAGGCGGTCGATTTCTTCCCATGCAGAGTTACGTTGGGCGACAGCCGCCTTGTGGAACGCCCCGGCCATCGTCAGATCCGCACGGAGGCCGCGCAAGGCTTTTGCCGCCTCCCCCGGCACGCACGTTGCCCATGACGCACACCTCAGGTTCCCACGCCTCGCAGCAGGCGATCAGTTCGTCGATTACGTCCATCACTCCTCCTTGCCGCGCAGCGCGGCTGTAAGCCCGCAGGAGCATCCCCGGGCGTGCGCCCGTCCCTCGTCCGGAGTCAGCACATCGCAATCGGCTGTATGCTCGGCGTGCTTGTGCATCCAAGCTCGCAGCACGTCGATCTGACTCGATAGTTCGACGCATCGCTCGGCTTGTTCTTCTCGTCCCCGCCGCAACTCGAACCTACACCCGTGGGCATAGCAGTCCGGGTTGTGCAGGTGCTCTGCCCGTACATCTGCCCGTACATCTGCCCGTACATCCGGTGGGTTGCCTACCTCCCCCATCGCCAGCAGCCGCTGCTCGGCGTTACGTGCCCGGCGTATGCTGTCTGCATAGGTCTGCCGCAGACCTACTATCTCGCAGTCGCGGCAGTAGACAGCCCACGTCCTGCCGTGGTGACAGCCTCGCACGGTCTGCACCAGTCGGCGCGCCTCGTCGCTCGCGTACTCCATCACTCCCCCTCGCCCTTTCGGGGCTGTGTCAATTGCTATGTCAAGCTCCGGGCCGGAGTATCCGGCTATCCACTCTTCGCCGCCATCCTCGTTTACCTCTCGGACAGTGATCTCAAACCCATCGCCGTTGTCACGCAGCCACCGATACCGCTCCGCGTCCTGCTTGTACGACTCAAGCTCACGCACGTAAGCGAGCAGCGCCCTTCGCTTTTCCGCATACCCTTCCTTGGCCGGGGTTATCCGCTTGCGAGGCCTGCTCAAACGCGTTTAGCAGATAATCGAAATGTGTCATGGCTTCACTCCTCCCCCCTCGCCCTTGCGGGCTGCGTCTCGCAGGATTATTTTGCCCATCCCCGCGTCAATGACCGCGCGCTTCCGGGCCGCATAGGCGCGCCAGTTCTCCGCGTCCTCCCTGCACTCCGCAAGCTCGGCGATGTGCTTACTGTCGGACTCAATCGCTAAGGCAAAGTCCCGCGATAGCCGAGAATATCCGTCCTGTAGGTCTGCAAGCTCGGCGCGCAGGCGGTCGATGGTTTCGACTTGCGTGGACATCGCTGAGCACCAATACGAATGCATAGAGCCACTCCGCGCGTGGCATATTTGGCATCTTTTGTCCATCACTCCCCCTCGCCCTTGCGGGCAGTAATCTTGAGGCACCCCCATTGGCCGCGATCGGTAGGCATAGCAGACCCGATTCCGTAGTGCCCGCAGATGGCGCACGGCAGCGATCGCACTCCGCTATCTGCCGGGGTTTTCGGGCGGATTCCCGCCGCTCGGATGCAGTCATCGCAGCAATGCAGGTCCATCACACCCCCCTCTCCGTTTCGTACAGCCGCACCGGGCTGGTCGCCACGTAATGGTCGCCGTTGATGCAAACCAAGACTCCAGTTCTCGTGCATAGACGGCAAAAGTGCCCGCTGCGGTAATGGGCATATCGGTCGCACGTCCGGCAGTCGGACTTTGGCGCGGGGTGTCGTAGCTTTCCGCTCCGCAAGCTCGGCGCGCAGGCGCTCGCACTCCGTCGCCAACTCGCACGCAATTTCTACGTGGCGCTCGATGTCGTGGCGCAGGCGCTCCACTTCAGCCGCAAGTGCAATCTGTACGCTGGTCATGATCCTTCCTCCTCCGGATGAGCGGGGCAGATGTGCCCAATGGGTGACGCCACCCTCGATCAGGTCCGCGCTCAAGTAGCGCCAGTCGTCGCCGTCACGAAAGCCTGTCCCACACCTCGCCGTCGTCGAAGGCGAGCAGGACGGTGATCTCGTCGTCCGGCAGATGGGTCGCTGCACTTCGTCCAGGTGATGCTCATGCCCTCCACTCCTTCCACCCATCCGCCGCCGTCCAGGTCATCAGCGGCGCCGTCGTGCCGGGCGCGATGATGCGGGCGCGAAGCTTCGGATTGTCGGAGCAATTCAGCATGTAGTAGGCGTTTTGCATGACAGCTCGCCGCGTGGAGGCGTCGCCCGCAAAGCTCATCACCCGCCGCCAGCCGCCGGCGTCGTTCACTTCGAGGTGCAGGATGTTCATCGGCGCTCCCTTGTTGTAGACGGAATCGAGCCACAGGCTGTACTCGCTCATGTCGCCCATCAGCTTGCGGCGGCTGTCGTCGAGGCGCGTGGGCTTCGACGTGGCCGCAGTCGATGCAGGCCAGCAAGAATTCATTCAGCGCCTCGCGTGCCTCGTCCAACTTGCGGGCGCACTTTCGCGCGGTGGCGGTGCGCCTTGCCTCGGCCCGTGCCTGGGCCTTGCGATCGCGGTCGCTGAGCCAGTCGTCGCCGGACATCGCCAGTTGGGCGCTCATGCATCACCTCCCGGCAGCGCCTTCGGATGCTCAGCCACCGGGATGAATCCCGTGTCGCTCAACTGGCCGCTCACGCGCATGAAGTCGACTTCGACCTTCGCGCTGTTGATGACGGTCTGGCCGGCCTCGATCAGCAGCTTGGCGCGGTCGAGGTCGAGCTCCTTGTCGTCGGGATCGCGCAGGCGCTTCATCAGCCAGTCGAGGGTGATCGCGCAGATCATCCATGCTCATCCGGTTTTTCATCGGGCGGACTCCTTCTTGGCGACGGCGCTTTTCAGGCGACCGAGCAGGCGCATGTTGTGCTTGATTTCGAGCGGGTAGCGGTGAATGGTGTTGCGGCGGATCATCTCCTGGCGGCTCACCAGTTCCAGGCCGTCCAGGGTGATCTCCTCCAGCACGATGCTCTTGCGCCCGGGCAGGAACGCCACGATGTGGCCCGGCGGGATCGGGCCGTGCGCGGCCTCCCACACCATGCGGTGCACCGCGATCCAGTCGCGGGCGGGTGCAGCCCGGTGTCGGTCATCTTCTGTTCGAGGTAGCCGCCGTTCACGTCCTGGCGCACGCGGTAGGTGCCGACGGGTTTCCATGTGTGCGGGATCTGCCCTGGCTTGAAGCGCGTTTCGGCGCTGCGGCCACCGGCGATGTAGCGCTGGCCCTTGTTCCAGGTGGTGTGCCCGGGCTGGGAAGCGTGTAGCGGTGCCGCGGCCGTCACCGGCGCGCCCGCCCAGGCCGGCGGCGAAGTAGGTGCCGGACTTGCGCAGGCCGAGCTTGTAGGCCACGGAGTACACGGTCTTGACGCTGCGGCCGATGCGCGCGGCCCAGCTCGGCGGTGGGCGTGTCGGCGTAGTGGGCGCGCAGCAGGTCGCGCTCGGCGTCGGTCCAGGGGCGGCGTTTCATCGCAGGAACCCCACACCCGGCACCCGCCCGGTGGCGATCGCGTGCGCTGCCAGCGCGGCGCTGTGTTCGTCCACGCCATGCGCGATCAGGGCCTCGGCAGCGGCGCGCTGACGGCGCTTGTGGGTAGGCCAGTGCGTCGGGGCCGGTCTCGCGCAGGTCGGGGCGCGTGGGGCGGCGGTGGGGGGCTGTGGCGTGGGCTTGCGCAGCACCGGCTCGCCGGCGCGGCGCTTCTCGGCGGCGGCGTAGCCTGCTTTGCCGGCAGCCTGGCGCGTGGCTCGCGCGGCGCCCGGGTCGCGCTTCAGGCGCAATTTGAACGCGCGGGCCTTGAGCGCCTTGACCGTGCGGCCCAGCAGGAAGCTCAGCGACTCGATCGGCATGGTCGGGTAGTGCTCGATCAGCAGCGCGTCGAGCTCCGGGGGCCAGGAGGCGACGGGGCCCGCGCGGGCTCATGTGGGCGCCCTCAGTCCGGCCAGGAGTTCGTGCTCGGGCAGCCAGTGGTAGGTGTCGACGTGTAGCAGATCGCCCGTCTCCTCGCTGCGCCAGCCGTCCTCGGTGGCCTCGTACAGGGTCGCCGAGGAGGGAAAGGGCTCGCGTCAACTTCCAGCGCGATCAGGGCGATGGTGCCGAGGTCGGCGGGTTCGGTGTGGGGACGCCAGTGGGCGATTGGGACAGTCATGTTTTTGTTTGTCTCCGTGTCGTGTTCAGTCTTTGCCCAAAATTTCCCGCAGGGCGGTGAGATAGGCGCGCACCTGGGCCGGCGTGGCCTCGCCGTCGCCGATCTGCTGCCGGCCGCGGTAGTGATACGCCGCACGAATGCGCGCCGCATCGGCTCGCGCCCGCGACTGGATCACGGCAGGGTCAAGCTCCAGCAGATCCGGTTGATCAGGCATGGCTTATGCTTCCGCGCGGCTCAGCGTCCAGGGGCCGGGCTCGGCGATCGCGCACCAGATCTCGTCACTGGCGAGCCCGAGCCAGAGCAGGTGCTTGATATCGGCGTCGGTCATCAGTCCGCCCCCGTGCCACCGCAGGTGTGGCACAGCTCGCGCGTGTCCTGGTTGGCGTAGCCGGTGCCCGCGCAGATGGGGCAGCAGCCCTCGGGTACGTCCTGGATGTTGTGCGTGCCGGCCGGCCCGTGCAGCGTGCCGTCGGGGTCGAGCGTGTAGGGGCCGCGCTCCGGGCGCGTGGCGGGGAGCTCGCCCTTGCCGCGGCAGGTCGGGCAGAACGTCGCGCTGTCGCCGCCGCTGCCGGGCGTGAGGCCGGTGCGCGCGCAGTCCGGGCAGTCGATCCAGTAGCGCATGCCCTCGCCGTGGCAGGCCGGGCAGCGGATGTCATGGGCCGGGTCAATCGCGCAGTTGCCGGTGCCGTCGCAGCCGCGGCAGGGGCGTTGCGTCGCGCGTGTGCCGTCGGGCAGGCCGTACACCGATGCGGTGCCCAGCTGCTCGTAGCGCTGGCGCAGCAGGTCTTGCAGTTCGGCGTGGGCGGTGGCGGCAGTCGTCAACTGTTCGTTGACAACTGAGGGTGCGGCGTGAACTGGTAAGGATTCCTTACCAGTTGCCAGTGCGGCCTCGCCGGCCAGCGCCACGTAGTTCACCAGGTCGATGTAGTCGTCGGCATCCGGCGCGCCGCGGCCCTCGCGCACCAGCTTCATCGACACCATGAACAGCAGGCCCTCGCGCTCGGTCAGGCGTATGCCGGTGATCGCCTCGAACACGCGCACGATGCGCGGCATGGATCGCTCGCCGTCGGGCTGGTCGCGCTTCACGCCGCGCTGAACGAGCGTGTCGAGGCCGGCGCGGAGGATGGCGTCGGCCTTCATGCGCCCGGCTCCAGTGCGCGCAGGTCGCGCAGGTAGCACACGGCCATCTCGGTGTGAGTGGCCAGGATCGCGTACCCGTCGATAAAGGCCCTGTTCCCATCGCCGGTCATCGTCGCCGCCTCGGCGCGCTGCAGGGCGTACTCGAGCTGATCGACGATCTCCTGCAGCGTGCTCATGCCCCACCCCCACGCCGTGCGCGGCTGTGCGCCTGGTAGCGCGCCACGGCCTCGCGGATCGAGCGTCCGTAGAAAACCACCCCGTCAGCGAGCAAATGCCACACGGGGCCGTTCTTTGTGTAGGTGCGTTTGCACTGCATGCTCAGTCCTCCCATTCGATCGATCGGTTGATCCACGCGTCGAGGGCGTCCTCGCGCGACAGGTAGAGCCGCGAGGTGCGGCTGGCGTCCGGGGTGCACAGGCGGTAGCCCATGAGCTCGTCGCCGGCATCCGTGACCGCGGCCAGGTCGAGATCGAACGTGCGGCCCGCGGCGGTTTCGGCCGCGCCTTCGAGCGCCACGGTTGAGGCTGCGACCGTCACAGCGCACCCCACACGTCGATCAGTGCGGGGCCGACGATCAGCAGGCCGATCAGCACGCCGAAGTACAGGCGCTGGCGGTTGGTGATGGGCGCGGGCTGCTCGGTCAGCGGGCCATCGGGCAGACCGGCATCGGCCTGCGACTTGTGGCAGGTTGGCCAGTGACCGGTGTTGGTCCAGGTGGGGCGAGTGGGCTGCGGCATCGCGGTTCTCCCGTCGGCGCCCGGGGCGGGCGGCTTGGGAGTAAATCTAATACTCGCGGTGTTACGTGTCAACACCGAAAGTATTATTTCTTTGCGAAAGGTACTACTCGGGCGGATTGTCGGTTAGTGGTCGTTGCTTGCGTGGTGTTGCGTAAGCGTATTGCGTAGCGCCCGCAGTGCGGCCTTTTGATCAGGCCGCAATCCCGTCATGTCGAGCACGTCGTCTTCCGATCTTCCGGGGCGTTTGGGACCGCGCCCCGTAAGCAGCCATTCCTGGCAGACATCGAACAAAATAGCCATTTCTTCGAGGTTTCTGCCATTCGGCTTGTCCTTGCCCTTGAGGTAGCGCCCCGCCATGCCCTGCGTTACGCCGAGTTTCGCGCCAAGCTCACTTTGGCTGAGGCGATCCATGCCCAAGTCGCGCAGGCATTCCGCGAATCGGTGCGCGAAAGCAGTGTCCGGGGGCTTTTCGACCATCGCTAGATGATCGCGCAGGCATTGAAACACTGGAGGTGTTGACAGGGAAATACTTACGGTATTACTCTGAATGCATGAAAGCGAAGCCATATGCAGAATCTCCATCGTCAGTGGCCGTGAGGCGCGCCATCGAATACGTCGGCAGCCAACAGGCGCTTGCAGATGCAATGGGCGTTTATCAGTCCTTTGTCTCGAAGTTGGCGCGCGGTGATGGGCTGGTTCCGGCTGATAGGTGCGTGCAAATCGAGGCGATCACGAATGGTGTGGTGACTCGCGTAGATCTGCGCCCTGATCTTTTCGGGCCAATTTCCGTCGCATCGAAAAAAGTGGTCGCCGCCTGACATGTCCCTCGACCTCCACGACCTCCGCGCCAAGATCACGCCACGCACACATGCCTGGCTCGAAGCGCGCCACCGGGTCACGGGCGAGGAAGTATCGGCCATCGTGCGCGAGATCCTCGATCAGCACGCCGCGCGCGAGCTGGATGTGGCGAAGGTAGCCGACGTGCTGCTGCGCCGCGAGGGACTGCCGGGGATATCAGGGGACGACGACCACGGGCACCGCTGAGCGCGGCGCATTTCGGCGCGCGCTACGGGGCATTTTCGGCGCAAAAAAACCAGGAGAAGCCATGGCCAAGAACGATCACCGCGACGCCGACCGACGACGTCTGCAGGCGGAGCAAGAGCGATTCCTCGCGCGCGGCGGGGCGGTTCGGCGCGTGGATTTCGGCACCGTGCGCGGCAACATCTACGACGGTCCGCGCCGACACGACTACCTGTTCGCGGGGCGCAAATCCAGATGAGTCTCGACGCAACCCGCTGGGCGTGGCGGCAGGACAGCGTGCGCTCCAGTGACAAGTTCGTGCTGCTGTCACTGGCCGATCGGGCCGATGAGGCGCACCGGTGCTACCCGTCCATACAGCGGCTCGCCGCTGACACGCTGCTGGACAGAAAGACAGTGATGGCGGCGCTCACGCGGCTTGAAACCGCGGGGCTTCTTCGGTCCGAAAAACGGGTGGGGCAAGGTAACTTTTACACGCTGCTGGGAGTCGAGGACAGGCACCCGACCAGTACCAAAAACGGGACTGGTTCGGCCAGATCCAGGGGCGAAAACGGCGCCGAAAATCCGGCCGAAAATGCCCCCGAAATACCCGCGTCAACCAGTCCCGAAAACGGGACACCTGCGCAAATGTCCACCAGTACCGAAAACGGGACCACACTAGTACCAAAAACGGGACTGGTACCAGTACCAAAAACGGGACACGAATCTACCATTGAATCTACCACTAACCTGAAATCAGAAGATTCCTGTGCTGACGCACAGGTGTCGGCGGCCCCCGATTCCGGGGTCCGGCCGACCCCGGCCTCGGCCTGTCCGCATCGGGAGATCATCGCGCTGTACCACGAGATCCTGCCCGAGCTCCAGGGCGTGCTGGTCGAGCGGTGGGACGGGCAGCGCGCCAAGGATCTCGCAACCCGCTGGCGCGAGAGCCCCAAGCACCAGGCGCTGGCGTTCTGGCGCTGGTTCTTCGCCCAGGTGCGCAAGTCCAGGTGGCACCTCGGCGAGAACGATCGCGGCTGGCGCGCTGATCTCGGCTGGCTGCTCAAGCGGCGCAACTTCGACAAGATCCTCGAGTCGGCGGTGAGCGCGCAGCGCCGGCGGGTGGCCGCATGAGCGCCCGGCTCGACGTGCGCGAGATGTTCTCGACCGAGGCCGAGCAGGCAGTGCTCGGTGCGGCGCTGGCCAGCCCGGAGGCGCTGCTCGAGCTGCAGGCGCAGGGGCTCGGCGCTGACGAGTTCCACCTGCCGGCGCACCGCACGATCTGGCTCACGATCGGGCGGATCGCGGAGGCCGGCGGCGCGGTCGACCCGATCACGGTCGCCGACGATCTCGCCGCCGGCGGGCGGCTGGATTCCTGCGGCGGGCTGGCGTACCTGGGCGCGCTGATGTCCGAGGCGGTGAGCCCGGGCAACGCGGTGGCGTATGCGCAGCGGGTGCGCGAGCGGCGCCACGAGCGCGACTGGTTCCGCGCCGGGCGCGAGATCTGCGAGATCATGCAGGCCGGCGACGGCGCCACGCACGAGCAGCGCATCCAGCGCGTGCAGCAGCTGGTGACCGCGCTGGCCACGGAGCAGGCGCCGCGCACGCAGTTCGCGCTGCGCGAGGCGGTCGATCGCTTCGTGAGCCTGATGCGCGAGGCGCACGCGCACCCCGGGATTCACGGCGTGTGCACCGGGTTCAAGCACGTGGATTTCCGCCTGCAGGGCCTGCAGCCCGGCGACCTGCTGGTGATCGCCGGGCGCCCCGCGATGGGCAAGACGACCTACGCGATGAACATCGCGCACCACGCCGCCGCGGCGCAGGGCAAGCGCGTGATGGTGTTCTCGCTGGAGATGTCCGCGCACCAGCTGGCCATGCGCATGACGGCCGCGCACGGCCCGATCAAGATGGGCCTGCTCAAGTCCGGGCGCGTGCTGGAATACCCGGACCAGGGCGAGCGCCTGGTGCGCGCGGTGGGCGCGCTGAGCGCGCTGCCGATCGTGATCGACGAGCAGGGCGGCATCACGCTGGCAGACCTGGCGGCGCGTGCGCGGCGCGAGCATCGCCAGGGCGCGCTGGGCTTGATCGTGATCGACTACCTGCAGCTGCTCGAGGGCAGCAACGCGAGGGCGAGCCGCAACGACGCGGTGAGCGACATCAGCCGCGGGCTGAAGGGGCTGGCGAAGGAATTGGGCTGTCCGGTGATCGTGCTGTCGCAGCTCAGCCGCAAGTGCGAGGAGCGCGGCAACAAGCGCCCGATCCCCTCGGACCTGCGCGACAGCGGCGCGATCGAGCAGGACGCCGACATGATCCAGTTCGTCTACCGCGACCGGGTCTACAACGATTCGACGCCCGTCGGTGACCAGGCGGAGATCATCACCAGCAAGCTGCGCAACGGCGAGCCGGGCACGGACTACCTCGCGTTCGATGGCGCGCACAACCGCTTCCTGGAGGCGGAGGCCACGGCGAGCTACGGCGCGCGGCGCAGCGCCGGGCCGTACCCGGATTCTTCCGACGACGCATACGCATACTGACCAGGAGGCGACCGATGGCGTTGAAGTCTGCTGTGATCCGCGACCCGGTGGTGCGCATGGAGTACGAGCTCGAGCAGTGGGGGCGCTGGATACGCAGCGGTAACGGGCGCAGCGGCTACGGCGCGTGCATCCTCGCTGCCCTGCGTGGCAGCACGGTCCCGGAGCCAAACATCGCCGATGCGCGCGCGGAGACGATCGACGCGGCGATGCTGCGCCTGCAGGCTTTCGATCGCCCGATGTGGGGCGCGCTCTGGTACACCTTTGCCGAGGGCCGACCGCCCTACAAGTGGGCCAAGCTCGTGGGCGTGGGACGCCAGACCGCGTACTACCGACTGTTGCCCGATGCCGTGCGCTGGATGCTCACGGAGGTGGGCGTGGGCGAGCTGTAAAAAATATTTTTCGTAACTTGCGTTTTTCCGGAAAAAAGTATGTAGTGCTTCCCCATCGTGGACTTCGTGCCACTGCAGAGAATCCAGACCCCCGGCGGCGTGAGCTTCCGGGGGTTTTTGTTTCATGTCCCGCGCGATCGAAACCACACCTGGCGGGTGCGGTCCTGGGTCGATACGCGCGGGGCGCCCTTGATGCCCCGGCCCGTCGAAACAACGCCGATACCTTAGCTGTCCTCGGGTCGACCGCGGCGGGGCTCCCTTTCTGCCCGGTGGTTCAATTTGCGCGAGAGTCGGGCGATGCCCGGTGCTGGCGGGGATCGAAACTCAACCACCGGGCGCCAGTGTTCTCTCGGGTGTGCTACCCAACCCTTCGGGCACTGCGGTGCCCGTTTTTATTCGCGAGGTGCCGCATGACGCCATTCGACCGCGCGCTTGGTGTTGTGCTCGGCCACGAGGGCGGCGATTCGGATCATGCGGCCGATCCCGGCGGGTTCACGCGATTCGGCATCAGCCAGATCGCACACCCGGCCGTGGATGTGCGCAACCTGACGCGCGAGGGCGCGGCGGCGATCTACCGGGCCGAGTACTGGCAGCCGATGCATTGTGACGAGCTGCCCGCGCCGCTGGCCCTGTGCGTGTTCGACTCGGCCGTGAACCAGGGGCGGGCGGCGGCAACCCGGATGTTGCAGGACGCGGTCGGTGCGACGGTCGACGGCGTGCTTGGCCCCAAGACGCTGGCAGCGGTCTACCGCCAGCCGATGTCTCGCCTGCTGCGCCGGTACATGGTGGCGCGGGCGCATCGCTACATCGCCACGGGCGGGTTCGCGACGTTCGGCCGTGGCTGGATCGCCCGCGCGCTCGACGTGGCCATGACCGCCGCCGAGTGGGAGATGGAGGACGTCGAGTGAAGCGCCTGCTGAACTTCGGCGTCTGGCTGATCCTCGCGACCGCCCTCGTTGTCGAGCGCCACCGCCAGCGCCGCCGGAAACGGGAGGCAGCGGAATGATTCGGCCGTACATGATCCTCGCCGTGCTGATCGGCCTGATCGCCACGCACGCAGGGACGTACTGGAAGGGCCACAAGGCCGGTGCCGTGCGCGAGCTGGCCAAGTGCCAGGCCCAGCAGCTACAGGACGCACAGGACGCCTCCCGCGCCCTGGAGGCGATCCAGCAGCAGCTGCGGGAGCGCGAAGCGCAGTGGGTACAGCAACAGCAGGAGACCGCGAATGCCGTCGCTCAAGTCCGCGTGGAGTACCTGCCGGGCAAAGTCATCGTCAAGCGCGAGATCGTGCGCGAGCCTCGCTATCGTGACTGCGCTGTGTCTCCCGGCATGCGCGACACCCTCAACGCCGCCCTCGCCGGCCGTCCTGTGCCCGGAGCCGCCGACATCGGTACTGATTCCGGTCGCCTGCCCGCCGATGCTTGACGGCATGGCTGACGACAGCATGGGGGCGATGGCCGAGGCGCTGATGAGTGCGGCAGAGACGTACCACGCCTGCCGCGCGGCGTGTGTGGGGTCGCAGTGATGCATCGGTTCGGCTGGCTCCTGGTGCTCGCGCAGATCGCGCTCATGACCTACTCGCTGCGCACGATATGCGCGCAGGTGAAGCAGGACAGGCGCTGTCCGTCGCGGGATCGGATCATCGCCATCCGGGTGGCCTACTGGACGGCGGTGGTGGTGATCGCGGTCGGAGTCACGATGGCCGTCACGGCGGACAAGCGGTACAGCTTCGTGACCGAGTGGATTTACATGGGGTGCATCGCGGCGTCGTTTGTGGCGGCCCTCGCAATACGGATTTTGCAGGGAGATAGGCCACATGATCGACGGTGAAGAATTGCGCCAAACCGCGATGCTGATCAAGTCCGGCTGTCTCGCCGCATTCGGCGGCATGGTGGGGTATCTCGTGGACGTGACGCACGGGCAAAAGACCTTCTCGTGGATCGGCTACGGGGTTTTTGTGCTGACGGCGTTTTTCGTGGGCCAGATTCTGGACTCGTGGCTGCCGTCCGACATGCCCGGACGTGGGGGATTGCTGATGGTCGCGGGGACGAGCGCGTATCCCATCCTCCAGGTGCTTCGCACGCGTGCCCTCGCCATCGTCGAGCGGGCAAAGTGACCGGATCGCAGAGTGCAGGGCATGCACCCGGCCGGGCAAGTGGATATGCGATCTGAATGCGAGGCTGCCCCCGGACTATGACGAGGCAGTCGATTACGGGATCAGGTTCCGCAGCGATGCGGATGGCGACTGGCAAATTGTGAGGACCGCCGATGCGCTGCCCGATCTGCCACCCGGACGATCCCAAAGGGCCGACCGGCGAGCTGCTGGCATGGGCGCGCAGGGTCGGCGAGCAGCGGGCCGATTACGAGATGTACGCGAAGTACAGCACGGCTCGGCTGCGGTTGCTGCGCTGGCTCGGCGATCCGGTGGCGAAGCGCGAACTGGAGCGCCGAGGGAAATGAACAGCAAGATTGACGGCAACTGGAACAAGATCCGCCAGGAACTCGAGGACGTTGCGCTCGTCTGGCGGCTTTATTTCGCGGTGTCAGAATTGGAGTAGGGGGGTATCCCTCAAGGATGTGATGGATGGCCAGGGGTAGGAGGCCGGAGCCAGCGCAGAGCAAGGTGATCCAGGGCAACTTCAGGCCCGATCGCCATACGCATGGGCCCCGGGTCGAGACCGGGTTGCCCCCGTGTCCGCGGTGGCTCGGCCGGGCGGCGAAAAAGCACTGGCAGGAGCTCGGCGGGCAGCTCGCTGCCGCCGGCCTGATCAGCGTGATCGACGGCGACGTGTTCGCTGCTCACTGCGACACGCTGGCCCGCTTCGCCGAGGTGTGCCAGAAGCTGAAGGACGTCGAGCAGGCGATCGATGACACGCCCAACGGCTACCAGGTGCAATCGGTCTGGTTCACGGTGAGAAGTAAACTCTTCGACCACCTGATCAAGGGTGGCCGCGAGTTCGGCCTCACGCCCGCGGCCCGCTCGGCGATCAAGGCGCCCGAGCAAACGCAGCTCCCGCTGGACGGCTGGGCCGACGTGTGACGGCGCGCGACTACGTCGCGATCGCCGCCGGCTACATCGACGACGTCCTGAACGGGGAGATCCCCGCCTGCAAGTGGGTGCGCCTGGCGTGCGAGCGTCAGCGGCGCGACCTCGAGCGCAGCGACTGGCAATGGCGGTTCGATCCCGAGCGTGCCGCGCACGTGTGCCGCTTCGTGGAGCTGCTGCCCCACGTCAAGGGCGATTGGGCCCGCGGCCGCGGCACCATCGTGCTGTCGCCGTGGCAGTGCTTCGTGCTGACCACCGTGTTCGGGTGGATCAACGAGGCCGGCCATCGACGGTTCAAGAAGGCGTACACGGAGATCCCGAGGAAAAACGCCAAGTCGACGCTGTCCAGTGGCGTCGGCCTGTACCTGCTCACCGCCGACGGCGAGCCGGGTGCCGAGGTCTACAGCGCGGCGACCACGCGCGACCAGGCGAAGATCGTCTGGGGCGATGCCCGGGCGATGACGATCGCCTCGCCGCTGTTCCGCCGCCGCTTCGGCGTCGAGACTGGCGCGCATTCGATATTCGTGGCGCAGGAGAACGCGAGCTTCAAGCCGCTCTCGCGCGACCAGGGCGGCAACTTAGACGGGCTGAACCTGCACGGCGGCATCGTGGACGAGTTCCACGGGCACAAGGATCGCGCGATCTGGGATGTCCTGGTGACGGCGATGGGCGCGCGCTCGCAGCCGCTTCTCTGGGCGATCACCACCGCCGGCTTCGACCGCGCCGGGATTTGCTACGAAGAGCGGTCCTACGTGATGAAAGTCCTCGGCCGCGTGATCGAGGACGACGAATATTTCGCGATCGTCTACACGATCGACGCCGAGGACGACTGGGCGGATCCGGCGAGCTGGCAGAAGGCCAACCCCAACTGGGGCATCAGCGTGAAGCCCGAGGCCATCGAGCGCGAGGCGCGCAAGGCGCTGCAGATGGCGTCCGCCCAAAACAACTTTCTTACCAAGCACCTTAACGTCTGGGTCAACGCCGACACGGCGTGGCTGACGCCGGGCGCCTGGGATGCGTGCGCGGATGAATCGCTGTCGCTGGATGATTTCGCCGGGCAGGAGTGCATCCTCGGGCTCGATCTCGCCAGCAAGGTCGACATCGCCGACAAGGTGCGCATGTTCGAGCGCGATGGCACCTACTACGTGTTCGCGGAGCACTACCTGCCGGAGCGCGCGGTCGAGATGGCGAGCAACTCGCAGTACGACGGCTGGCGCCGTGACGGCTGGCTTACCGTCACCGATGGCGAGGTCACCGACTACGACCAGATCGAGGACGGTATCCGCGCCGACTGCGCGCGCTTCGATGTGCGCGACGTGGCCTACGATCCGTTCCAGGCGACACAGCTCTGCGGGCATTTGCTCGCCGAGGGCGTGCCGATGATCGAGGTCCGCCCGACGGTGCTGAATTTCTCGGAGCCCATGAAGCAGCTCGAGGCCCTGGTGCTGAGCGGCAAGATCCGCCACAACGGCGACCCCGTGCTGGCGTGGATGGTGAGCAACACCGTGTGCCACCGCGACGCGAAGGACAACATCTACCCGCGCAAGGAGCGGCCGGAAAACAAGATCGATGGCGTGGTCGCCATGATCATGTGCCTGGCGCGCGCCATGGTGAGCGCCTCGCGCACACCGGAGTACCAGATCATGATTTTCGGAGGTGGCAAATGATGCGTCGCGCGTATTCCGTGCTCACTGTGAAGGAGATGGCCGAGGACGCGGATCACATCCGCATCACCGGCATCGCCTCAACGCCCGCGACCGACCGCATGGGCGACATCGTCGACCCGCTGGGCGCGAAGTTCACCACGCCGATGCCGCTGCTGTGGCAGCACAACCACCATGAGCCGGTTGGAACCGTGGAGTTCGCGCAGCCCACGAAGAAGGGCATCCCGTTCGCGGCCTCGCTTCCGGTAATCAAGGAGCCCGGCCGGCTCAAGGATCGCGTAGACGAGGCAATCCACTCGCTGCGCTATGGCCTGGTGTCCGCCGTTTCGATCGGGTTCCGCGCCATCGAGGGCGCCATCGAGCGCATCGAGACCGGCTACCGCTTCACGGAATGGGAGTGGCTGGAGCTGTCGCTCGTCACCATTCCCGCGAATCCCGAGGCCGTGATCGCGGCCGTGAAAGCATTCGATCTGGCGCAGTCGCCCGCGACGGGGCAGCGCCTGCTCGACGTAGTTGCCGGCGCTCCGGCGAAAGAGACCCCCGCCCGCAAGGGCTCCGTGCAACTGATCAAGAGGATATACACATGAAAACCGTTGCAGACCAGATCCGTGATCTGGAAAACACCCGCGCCGCAAAAGCGGCCCGCATGGAAGAGATCGCCCAGAAGTCGATCAGCGAAGACCGTTCGATGGACGAGGGCGAGGCCGAGGAATTCGACGGCTTCGAGTCCGAGATCAAGGCGCTCGACGCCGACCTGGTGCGCCTGCGCCGCCTGGAGCAGCTGAACGCCCAGCGCGCGGCACCCGTCGAGACGCAGCGCAGCGCCCCGGCCGCATCCGCCAACCGTGGCGGCGCGCCGGCCATCATCGTGAACCGCGAGGCCGAGGAAAAGTTCCAGGGCCAGAACTTCACGCGTATGGTGATCGCCCGCACGCTCAGCCAGCTCGAGCGCGACAGCGTGTCGGAGATGCCGCGCGGTGCGTCGCAGATCGCCCAGGAGCGCTGGGGCCGCAGCAACCCGAAGCTGGTCGAAGTCATCCGCGCGTCCGTCGCCGGTCACGGCTCGGGCTCGGGCGAGGCGGGCGCCGAGCTGGTGTCCGCGGACAACCGCTTCACCGGTGACTTCATCGAGTACCTCTACAGCCAGACGGTGTACAACCAGCTGGGTCTGCGCGAGGTGCCGGCCAACGTCACCATCAAGGGGCAGGACGGTGCGGCCACCGGCTACTGGGTGGGCGAGTCCAAGCCGATCCCGGTCAGCAAGGCCGACTTCAGCTCGGTCAGCCTGACCCCGCTGAAAGCGGCCGCCCTGGCGGTGACCAGCATGGAGCTGCTGCGCGATTCCTCGCCGGCCGCCGAGATGCTGATCCGTGACGCGCTGGTTCAGGCCGCGGCGCAGAAGATCGATACGACGTTCCTGTCGACCACTGCGGCCAGCTCTGGCGTCAGCCCGGCCGGAATCCTGAATGGCGTTTCGGCGTTCAGCAGCTCGGGCACCGACGGTGATGGCCTGCGCCAGGACATCTACAAGCTATACAACGTGTTCATCACGAACAAGAACGCCAGCGGCATCACGCTCGTGATGAATCCCGCGATGGCGAAGGCGATCTCGCTGATGGTCAACGCGCTGGGGCAGGCGGAGTTCCCGGGCCTCACCTCGACGGGCGGCACGCTGCTCGGCGATCGCGTGGTGGTGGGCGACAACGCCTCGGCCACGCAGCTGCTGGCCGTGAAACCGTCCGACATCTGGCGCATCGGCGCGATGGGTGTCGAGGTGGCGCTGTCGCGCGAGGCCACGATCGAAATGGCAACCGACCCGGCAGGCGCCAGCGACACCCCGGTCGCCCAGGCGAACTACCCGGTCAACATGTTCCAGACGGCCTCGGTCGCGCTGCGGGTCATCATCCCGATGAACTTCAGCAAGCGCCGCAGCCACGCCGCCCAGTACATCACTGGCGCGTCGTATGGCGCATGGGTCTCGCCGTAAGCCCAGCCGTAAGGCACAACCCCGGGGCCTTCGGGCCCCGGATCTATTCCCAGGAGGTCGCATGCGATTGATCGCGAAAAAGGCGTTCCCGTACAGCGGGCGCCGGTTGGCCGTTGGCGACTCCTTCGAAGCAGGCGCGCGGCATGCGCGCGTGCTGATGGCGATCGGGCACGCAACTGCGCCCGATGCCGAACCCGAAATCGTCGAGCCCGAGCCCGAGCCCACGAGCGCGCCGCGCCGCTACCGCCGCCGCGACATGCAGGCCGAAACCTGATGCGCGTGTTCGGTCTCGATATCACGCGCCGCAAGAAATCCGCGCCGGCGACGGCCGCGGCGGTCTCGGATCGCGGCTGGTTCCGCGTGTTCGACCGCTGGGCGGGCGCCTGGCAGCAGGATACCGCTCCGCTCTCGCAGGAAACGATCCTGTCGTTTCACGCCGTCTATGCCTGCGTGTCGCTGATCGCCAATGACATCGGCAAGCTGCGGCCCAAGCTGGTCGAGCGCGCCGCTACCGGCGTGTGGAGCGAAATCACCAACCCGGCCTACTCGCCGGTGCTGCGCCGTCCCAACAGCTACCAGAACCACATCCAGTTCAAGGAGTGGTGGATCACCAGCAAGTTGCTGCACGGCAACGCCTACGGGCTGAAGGTGCGTGACAATCGCGGCGTGGTCGTGTCCGTCTACGTGCTCGATCCCAGCCGCGTGAAGCCGCTGGTGACGCCGGACACGGAGGTGTTCTACGAGCTCGAGACCGACAACATGGCCGAGCTCGAAAAGCGTCTGGTCGTGCCGGCGACCGAGATCATCCACGACCGCATGAACTGCCTGTTCCATCCGCTGGTCGGCATCTCGCCGATCTACGCCTCGGGCGGCGCGGCCACCATCGGCCTAACCATCGAGGGCAACCAGGAAGGCTTCTTCGCCAACAACAGCACGCCAGGCGGTGTGCTGACGGCTCCCGGTGCCATCAGCCCGGATACGGCCGGCCGCCTGAAGGAGTACTGGGACGCGAACTTCACCGGCGAGAACGCGGGCAAGGTGGCCGTGCTCGGTGATGGGCTTACGTTCGCTGCCATGCGCATGAACGCCGTCGACTCGCAGCTGCTCGAGCAACTGCGCTGGTCTGGCGAGGTGGTGTGCGCCACATTCCACGTGCCCCCGTTCAAGGTCGGGCTGGGCGTGGCGCCCACCTATCAGAACGCCGAGGTGCTGAACCAGATCTACTACAGCGACTGCCTGCAATCGCTGATCGAGCAGTTTGAGGCCTGCATGGACGAGGGGCTGGGACTGGATGGCACGACGCGCGGTGTCGAGCTCGACCTCAAGGGCCTGCTGCGCATGGACACGGCCACGCACATCAAGACGCTCGGCGAGGCCGTCGGCGGCGGCCTGCTCACGCCGAACGAGGCGCGCAAGGAGCTAGACCGCGACCCGCTCACCGGGGGCGATACGGTCTACCTGCAGCAGCAGTACTACTCGCTGGCGGCGCTGGCTGAGCGGGATGCGAACGAGCCGTTCGCGAAACATGAGCCCGCCCCGGCGCCCGCATTGCCAGCCCCGGATCCGGAAGACGATGAGGATGACGCTGAAAGCGATCGCGCCTATTTCTCTAAGGCCGTCGAATCGGCAGAACTCGAACTGGAGTTGATCGATGCGTGATCCCGTCGAATTCGGCAAGGCCATTGCCGGCCTGGTGCGACGCTACGTGGCGCGCGAGCTCACCGACTTTGTGCGCCGCCTCGAGGCGCTCGAGCAGCGCGCTGCCGAGAAGGGCGAGAAGGGCGATCCCGGCGAGCCGGGCCCGGAAGGTCCGCAAGGAATCCCCGGGCGTGACGGGCGCGACGGCGCGATCGGCGAGCGCGGCGCCACAGGAGATCGTGGCGAGCGCGGCGAGAAGGGCGAGCCCGGCCCGCAAGGGCGCGACGGCTTTGGCCCGGACGATTTCGAGATGGAGCTCGACGAAGACATGCGCACGCTGCGCTGGCGCTTCGTGCGTGGCGACGTGGTCAAGGAGTGGACCACGAAGCTGCCGATCGTCTATGACAAGGGCGTGTTCAAGGCCGGGCAACTGTACGAGCGCGGCGACGCGGTGACCTACGGCGGCTCGCTGTGGATCGCGCAGCGCGATACCTCGGACCATCCGCGTGGCGAGGAATCCGGCTGGCGCCTGGCGGTCAAGCGTGGGCGCGATGGCAAGGGGGATGCATGAAGCTCTTCCCGCTGTCCGCCGCCCGCGACTGGGTGCGCGTCGATTCCACGGACGATGACGCCATGCTCGATGCGACCCTCGAGGCGGCCAGCGACATGATCGTCAACTACCTTGGCACCGATGCGCTCGAACGTCTGGGCATGCTCAACAGCGATGCCGTGGTCGAGGAGGACAGCAACGGTGTCGCCACGGCTGACGTCCCCGCCGCAGTGCTGGGTGCCACGCGCTACCTGGTGGCGTGGCTGTACCGCAACCGCGACGCGGATCCCGAGAAGGCGGCCACCATGGGCTACCTGCCCGCCCCGGTCACCGCCATGCTCTACCCGCTGCGCGATCCCACGCTCGCATGAGCCTCGCGGCTGGTCGCCTGCGCCATCGGGTCAGGCTCGAATCGCTCACGCTCACGCAGGACGCCGAGACCGGCGCGCCGATTGAGGCCTGGTCCACCGCAGCCACGGTATGGGCGGCCATCGAGCCGCTGTCGGTGCGCGATTTCCTGTCGGCGGATTCGCGCCAGTCGCAGGTGACGGCGCGCATCACGCTGCGCCCGGTGAAAGGCCTGAACGAGACCTGGCGCGTGGCGCACGGCGGCAAGGTGTACCAGATCGTCGGCATCCTGCCCGATCAGGATTCCGGATCCGAATATGTCACGCTTGCCGTCGCTCAAGGACCAACTGAAGCAGGGGGCTAAGCTCGCCGGTCGCTGGAGCGGGCAGACGGTGGTGTGCATCGCCAGCGGCCCGAGCCTGACGCGCGAGGACTGCGAGCGGGTGCGCGCGGCCGGCCTGACGGCCATCGTGACCAACACCACATTCCGCATGGCGCCGTGGGCCGCGGCGCTCTACGCGATGGACAAGCAATGGTGGCTGCACTACCTGGCGGAGGTGGAGCGAGAGTTCGGCGGCCTGCGCTGCACGGCGCACCTGCTGCCGCATCGCTTCGGGACCATCGCCATGAAGCAGTGCGGGTTTCACTCGTATTCGCACTCAGGGGCGGGCGCCATCTCGCTGGCGCTGCACGGTGGGGCGAAGCGGGTGATCCTGCTCGGCTACGACTGCCAGCACACCGGCGGGCGGGCGCACTGGCACGCCGACCACGGCAAGGGGCTCGGCAACGCCCGCGCGATCGACCGCTGGATGGCCTCGTATGATCAACTGCGCGAGCGCATGGACAAGCACGGCATTGCCTACGTGAACTGCACGCGCGCGACGGCGCTGGATTGGCCGCGGGCGAGGCTTGATGAAGTGTTAGGGGCCGGTTATCTCGGTGTCCCCGACGCGATAGACAACGGTCACGCCGAGCGCTTCGCAGAGCTTGACGATGGTTGATGCGCGCATATCGCGCTTGCCGGCCTCGAACTCGGATATGGCGGTCGGGCTGACGCCGGTGGCTATGGCCAGTTGTGATTGTGTCATGCCGCGTATGGCGCGTATCGCTCGGAGTTTTTCAGGCGTCAGCATGGCGTCCATTGTTTCATTCTCTTTCAGGGCGAATAAATATCGCCAACGGGTTGCATGATACCGTAAGCGGTATTATATTGCCATCGCCTGCACAGCAGGCCTCGCCGCCGGAGAGTCCGCCAGGCGAGCACCCAACGAGGAAATGGCAATGGCAACGGTACAAATCAAGGCGCCCAACATGCAGGCGCAGGTGTTTCGGATCATCGGGACGGCACCGCTGGTGCAGGCCCGGTTCGCCAGCAAGGGCGAGATGATGATGGCCCAGCAGGCCGGGCAGCAGGCGAAGTCGAAGAAGAAGCGCGAGGCAAAGGATTTCGCCCGCCAGTGCGATCAGGCGGTGCATTACGCTACGGACGGATGGGTCGGCATTCCGGCAGCGGCATTTCGCGCTGGGTGCATTTCGGCCTGCCGGTTGGTTGGGTTCAAGATGACGCTGGCGAAGCTGTCGATCTTTATCGAAGCGGATGGCTATGACGCAGATGGAATGCCGCTGATCAAGCTGATTGCCGGCGACTACGAGCGCGTCGATCTGCACGTCCGCAACGCGACTGGCGTGGTGGATATCCGCTCGCGCCCGATGTGGAAGCAGTGGCAGGCGGATGTACGGGTGCGGTGGGATGCCGACCAGTTCAGCGCCGAGGATGTGGCCAATCTGCTGTCGCGTGTTGGCGCGCAGGTAGGTATCGGCGAAGGTCGGCCGGACAGCCGCAGCAGCGCGGGCATGGGATGGGGCACGTTTCGCCTGGCGACGCTCGCCGACCTGAAAGGCGTGGAGGATGCGGCATGAGCGAGTACAAGTGGCGCAGCACCTACCGCGCATCCGTGCCGGCCGACGTGGCCGCTGCGGAGCTGGGCCGGATCAAGGCCGATCACGGCTTCCTGACCGCTCCGCTGCTGGTTGACGAGGCACGCGGCGAAGAGTCGCCGCTGCATCCGGCGTTCGAGTGGAACGATGACGTCGCGGCCGAGAATTACCGGCGCAACCAGGCATCGACATTGATCCGGGCGCTGGTGGTGATCGACGCGCCGGCCGAGCCACCGCGCAAAAAGTACGTGCTGGTTTCGTCCGCCGAAACCGAGTCGCGCACGACGTACGAGGACTCGGCGGTCGTCGTCGCGGATGTCGATCTGTTCGCCGACGCACTGGCACGGCTGGAGGCTGAAGTGCAATCGGCCCGCCGCAGCGTGGTTGAGTTGGAACGACTGGCAGCAGCGAAGGGCGTGGAGCCCGAGCGGATGGCGCGCATTGCATTGGCCACCAAGGCGCTGGAAGCGGCGTCTGCTGCGGTGGCCGCCCTGCACTGATCGCGGCGGGGTTGGGAGTGGCATGGCAGGCGTGGCGTGGCTTGGCGGGTCTAGGATCCGAACGGTTGGTCTGGGCAAGGCAGGCACGACGTGGCTCGGCGTGACTGGGCAAGGCAGGACGAGGCAGGCATGGCAAGGCGAGGCACGGCGCGGCGCGGCGCGACGGGGCAAGGCGCGGCGCGACGGGGCAAGGCAGGCGTGGAATGGTTGGATAAGGCCGGGATAGGTGGGGTGGGGCTTGGCATAAGGGCGCTTCGGCGCCCTTTCTCGTTTGGGGATGAATGAAAGTCTGCTGCCTGATCCGTGCCGAGCCGCACTACCGCGCCGAAGCGTTCCGGCAAGGACTGAAGCGGATCGGCGGCCAGTTCGTCGATGAAAGAGACGCCGAGGTGCTGGTCACCTGGAACTTGTACGGCGGATTCCAGCAAACGGCGGCGAACTGCCAGAAGCGCGGCGGCACGGTGCTGGTGGCCGAGAACGGCTACCTCGGCGTCGAGTGGCTGAACGATCGCTGGTATGCCATCAGCAGGAGCCAGCACAACGGCGCGGGAGAGTGGCCGCAGGGCGGGCCTGATCGGTGGGATGGGTGGAACGTCGATCTCGCTCCGTGGCGGCTCTGGGGCCGCGAGGTGGTGATCCTGCCGCAGCGCGGTATCGGGCCTTCGGGTGTGGCCATGCCGGGCGGATGGGCGAACACCGTAAAGTCCCGCATGGGCGATAGCTGGCAGTTGCGTGTACGGCCGCACCCGGGCACCAAGCCCGCGAAGCCGCTGGCCGAGGATCTGAAGAATGCGGCGGCCGTGGCCACCTGGGGCAGCGGTGCGGCGCTCAAGGCGCTGATGCTGGGCATCCCGGTGTTCTACGACTTCCCGAAGTGGATCGGCGCTGGCGCCGGCGTCACGCTGGACTGCCGGATCAAGGCACCGCTGCGCTGCGATGAATCGCGCCTGGCGATGTTCCGCCGCCTGGCGTGGGCACAGTGGCGACTGTCCGAGATCGAGTCGGGCGAGGCTTTCGACAGGGTGCTGAATGGGTAAGCGGATACTGGTCACGGGTGGCGGCACCTCCGGCAGCTGGAAGATCCGCGGCGAGCAACTCGGCGAGGCCATCGGTGCCGACGTGCTGCCGCGCGCCGGGTACGCGGACTGTTCCGCTGCGGAGCTGATCATCGTGGTCAAGCGTGCCCCGCCGATGCTGCTCGAGCAGGTGCGCCGCTCCGGGCGTCCGTGGGTGTGGGACGTGGTCGATGCCTGGCCGCAGCGCCCGGGCCAGCCGCTGCCGGAGCGCGAGGCGCGCCGTTGGCTGAAGAACAGCCTGCTGCAACTGCAACCGACGGCGGTGGTCTGGCCCACGCAACGCATGCAGGCCGATGCCGGCTGGCGCGGCCCGCAGCTCGTGTTGCCGCACCATGCCTGGCCGCGCTACACCACCCGGGCGCTGAGCGAGCAGGTGCGCATCGTCGGCTACGAGGGCGCGGCGCACTACCTCGGGCGCTGGCGTGCGGTGCTCGAGCAGGAATGCGCGCTGCGCGGCTGGCAGTTCCAGGTGAACGGCGACATGCAGCAGGCGGATATCGGGGTGGCCCTGCGCGATGGCGGGGGCTACGCGGCCGAGCATTGGAAATCGAACTGCAAGCTGGCGAACCTGCAGGCGCTCGGCATCCCGGCGCTGTGCTCGCCCGAGCACGGTTACCAGGAGACCGCCTGCGGCAGCGAGATCTGGGTGAAGTCCGCCGGCGGCATCGCGCAGTCCTTCGATCGCCTCGCCCCGGTCGCTGAGCGCCACCGGCTGCGCGCAGCCACGCACGCGGCGCGGGTCGATCTGGGCAGCATCGGCTTCGCTTATCGCGCGTGGCTCGATGCGCTGTGAGCTGATCCTCAACGCCGAGCAATCGAAGACCGCTCGCCTGCTGCTGCAGGGCCTGATCGACGGCGCGCGCCGCTCCGGCGTGCGCGTCACGGTGTCGGAGCGCTACAGCGGTTCCGCGCCGTGGCTGATGCTGTGGGGCGTGGGCCGAGCGGCGCACCTGCTCGCGCGCGAGCAGCACCTTGCGGCCGGCGGGCGGGTGATCCATTGGGACATGGGGTACATCGGCCGCGGCAAGATCGACGCCCATTGCCGCGTGTGCATCGATCACGATCATCCGTGGCGGCTGTTCGGCAGCACGCTCCCGGATCCGGCGCGCTGGGAGACATTCGGCATCAATCTGCGCGATGAGGCATCCCCGGATGGGCACATCGTGGTCGCCTGCCTGGGCCGCAAGTCCGTGCAGATGCTCGGGCTCGACGGCTGGGAGGATCGCGCCATCAAGCGTCTGCGCCAGCGCTTCCCGGGGGTGGATATCGTGCGCCGGGAAAAGCCGACCAGCCGCCACGTGAGCGTGGCGCCGATCGAGGACGTGATCCGGGGCGCGCGCCTGGTGGTCTGCCGTCACAGCAACTGCGCCATCGATGCCGCGATCGCCGGCATCCCGTTCGAGTGCGAGGACGGTGCGGCGTACTGGCTGGCGCAACGCGAGTTCACGCCGGACAACCGGCTCGATTTTCTGCGCCGGCTGTGCTGGTGGCAGTGGCGACCCGACGAAGCGCCGCAGGCGTGGGAATTCCTGAAGGAGATGCTGTGCGATTGAACATCGGCTGCGGCCGCCACGTGCTCGACGGCTGGACGAACATCGATGTGCAGCGCTCGCCCCTGGCCAAGCGCCCGCCGGAGATCCTGTGCGACGCCAAGAGCATCCCGCTTCCCGGCGAGTGCGCCGACGAGATCCAGGCCATCCACCTGTGGGAGCACTTCTACCTGTGGGAGTGCGATGCGCTGTTGGCCGAGTGGCGCCGCCTGCTGAAGCCGGCCGGCAAGCTCGTGCTCGAACTGCCGAACCTGATCAAGTGCGCGCAGAACATCGTCGATGACCGCATGAAGGGCGGCAAGGACGTCGACCAGCTCGGTATGTGGGGGCTCTACGGCGACCCGCGCGAGGAGGATCCGTACATGTGCCACCGCTGGGCGTGGTCCCCAAAGACGCTACGCCGGTTCCTGGAGGATCGCGGCTTTCGCGAGGCGCGCGAGCACCCGACGCAGTGGCACCCGGCCGGTCGCCAGCACCGCGACATGCGCATCGAGGCCTACAAGGCATGATGCGCGTCTTCGTGGGCTATGACGCGCGCGAGGCCGAGGCCTACCGCGTCGCGGTGGCATCACTGCGCCGCCGAGCCAGTGGGCCCGTGTCGATCGTGCCGCTGGACATCGAGCGCCTGCAGGCGCAGGGCCTGCTCACGCGACCGGTGGATGCGCGTGGCCCGATGTATGACCTCGTCAGCCAGGCGCCGCAGTCCACGGCCTTCGCGGTGTCGCGCTTCCTGGTGCCGCTGCTCGCGCAGACCGGGCCGGCGCTGTTCATCGACTGCGACATGCTGTTCCAGGCCGATGTGGCTGAGCTGTTCGCGCTGGCCGATTCGCGCTACGCGGTGCAGGTGGTGCAGCACGACCACCAGCCGCAGCGCGAAACGAAAATGGATGGCGCC